TCACCGAGGCGCTCGCCTACATCGACCCGACCGGATACGACGCCTGGCTGATGGTCGGCATGGCGCTGCACCACGCCTCCGGCGGCGCAGACGACGGACTCGAACTCTGGGACTCGTGGTCCTGCGGCGGCATCACCGGCGAACTCCCGGCCTCCTACGCCGGGCGCGCCGACATCGAGTACCGGTGGCAGTCGTTCCACCTCGACCGCGGCGGCGGCGTCACGCTCGGCTCCCTCTTCAACGCCGCCAAGGCGGGCGGCTGGGTGCCGGTCTCCGAGGCCGTGCGGCTCGGGCCTCCGCCGCGTGAGGAGCCGCCACAGCACGGCTACGACGACACGCCAGAGGCGCGCGGCATGGAGCGCGTGCGGGAGCCGGACGTCACGACGCTGGCGCCAGGCGCCGCAAACGCCACGCCCGGGCTGCGCGTTGAGCTGCGCCACGTCGCCGACATCGTGGAGGAGAACCGCGAGCCTGAGTGGCTCCTGCACCATGTCATCGAGGCCAAGGTCGTGGCGGTCCTGGCGGGGCCGCGCGCGAGCTTCAAGAGCTTTATCGCCCTCGATTGGGCCATGCGGATCGCCGTCGCCGGCAACCCGGTGGCGCTCCTGTCCGGCGAGGGCGGCGGACTCGGCAGGCGCGTCAAGGCGTGGATGCAGACCTTCGGCGGCGGCCAAGACCTGCGCAGCCTGCCCATCCTCGCCCTCGAGCGCCCCCTCAACCTCAACCGAGAGGAGGAGATGGCGATGCTGGTCGAGGCCATGGACAAGGCCGGCATCCGGCCGACGCTGGTCGTCATCGACACCCTGTCCAAGTTCTCCGCCGGCATGGACGAGAACAGCAACCAGGAGGTCGCCGCCTACCTCGCCGCCGTGTCTCGGTTCATCCGTGAGCGATACGACGCCTCCGTCCTGATCGTGGCGCACTCCGGGCACGGCGACGCCGACCGCCCGCGAGGCGCCTCCGCCCTCATGGCGAACCCCGACAGCGAGTTCATCGTCAAGCGCGCCGCCCAGCCGAACACCCACGTCGAGGTCACCCGGCAGCGCTTCAAGGACACCGGCGAGCTGCCGAACCTTGCCTACGAGGCCGAGGTCGTCGACCTGGGCGCGGCCGACCGGTACGGCGAGCGGTTGACCAGCCTCGTCATGCGACAGAGCGTGGCGCAGGGGGAGAAGCCCATCAGCGCCCAGGCGCCGCAAGGGAAGGCGCAGCGGACCATCCTGCTCGCCCTGAGAGAGCGTCAGAAGCGGTCCGAGACGTCCCTTGTTTGGACCGTCGAGGAGCTGCGCCAGATCGGGAGGGAGTGCGGCATCAGCCGACAGTCTGTCCACGATGCGGTCGAAAAGCTCGTCATGTCGCCCTTCTTGATGGCCACGGTGGGCGGCTCGAGGCTCAGAAATGAGTGATGTCCGAAAATGTCCGAAAGCGTCAAATTCGGACAGTTTCGGACGGTCAAGATGTCCGAAAATGTCCGAGAGTCCATAGGACTCGGACATTCGGACATGACTTCGGACATCGACCCGGACATGGAGGAAGCATGAAGCACAAGGCAAAACCGTTGCGCCGTGTTGCGTTAGCGCAACCAGTTGCAGAAACACCACTAGCCAAGAGGATGCTGTCCGAAATGGGACCGGCAGACTTCTCGGTGGTCAAGACCATGCAATCCCTCTTCGGGGCAAAGCTCGTCCACTACCGCGACCAGCACGGCGAGGTCGGCACCGACCCGAGGTGGCCGGCGTGACCCAGCAGAAGATTGACCTAAACCATACCGGGCCGCTCGAGTGGATGGACGACGTGTTCTGGGACAAGGTTTCGACCGACGGCCGGTTCTGTATCCGGGGGCAGCGGATTGGCGATAAGGTCGAGTACGTCGTCTGGCGGATGGGGCCGAACGGGAAGGTCATCCCGAGGTGGATCGGCGTGGCTCCCTCCTTCACCGAGGCCGTCGAGCTCGCCGAGAACGACCGAGGCGGCAAGGCGCCGTCCATCAACCTGCTCTGGAAGGTGGCCGATGAGAAAGCCGGCTAAGCTCTGCCCGGTCTGCCTGGCCGAGAACACCGGCGGGCTTCCTCACCGGCACCATCGAGAGGGGAACCGGAAGAAGGCGCGCACGGTTGAGCAGATCAGCGAGATGGCGCGACAGAGAATCGAGGCCAACCAGGTGCGGCTCATCGTCGGCGCCGCGGTCGATGACGCGAGGGAGCCGGACGATTGGGACCCGGGCGCCAAGAGGGCGGCCTACCATCGCGCCTACTACGCCAAGAACATCGAGCGCCGGCGTCGGCAGGCGAGGGATGCGAAACGCGCGCGCGCCATGTTGCGGAACCTGCGCCCCTTGATTGCCGGCCTCTGTCATGCGGTAGACTTGGGGCGACTGACCGCGAGGTGGTGATGGGCAAGCGACAGAGACAACGAGGCGCCGAGACCGAGCGAGAGGTGTGCAAGATCATCACCGAATCGACGGGGTGGCAGACCAATCGCATTCTGGGGCAGGCCAGAGACGGCGGGGCTGATATCCGGCTCGCTCGGTGGGTGCTCGAGGTCAAGCGCAGGAAGTCCATCGCGGTCTACGAGTGGGTCGACCAGGCCACCGCTGCGTGTGCGCCCTACGAGATCCCGGCGGTCGTGTGCCGAGGCGACAAGCGCGAGTTCTTGGTCATCCAGCGCCTCGACGACTGGCTGAACCTGGTCAAGCCGCAGCTGCCCGAAAGATGAAATGCCCCAAGTGCTCCAAGCCTAGCGAGGTCGTGAAGGTCTACCAGTTCCCGACCGAGGCGAGGAGAAGGCGAGAGTGCCTGACCTGCGGGCACCGATTCACGACCTCAGAGAAGCTCTGGCGCCGCGTCTATGCCGAGGAGGTCAAGCATCGGCCTGCGCCTCGAACTGGCAGACAGGAGCGAGCGGAACCCATGAAGCGACGCTGGTCAAACTTCGACGTGGTGCCGGTGGACGGGTATGACATGGACTACGAGGACGTCAGCACCTACGTGCACGTGAGCGACTGATGGCAGGGACACCACGAAAGCGAGAGCGCCGCGAGAAGGCGCACCAGATCATCAGCTCGCCCGACTTCTGGGAGCAGCTCTGGATTCATCTTGCCGATGGGCACTCTCTGCGGTCCTTCATCAGCGGCAGCGAGGTTCCGTTCGCTATCCTCTGGGGGAAGATGCAGTCCGACCCGGCATTGATGGAGCGTTACGAGATCGTCCGCAACGCGCGCGCCCTGCTGAACGCCGAGCGAATCGAGGCGCTGGCCGAGAAGGTCGAGCAGGAGCAGATGGACCCGAACGCCGCGAAGGTGGCGATGGGGGCGAGGCAATGGCTGGCCGAGCGGATGGACCCGAAGCGCTGGGGGAACAAGATCCAGAGCGACGTGCGCATCACCGACACGACGGCGCTGCACCTGGCTGCGGTGCGCGACCTGATGCGGACCGTGAGCGTGCAGGAACCCGAAAAGCTGACGTCGGACGGGGCGTCCGACGGTCTGCCTGCGCGCGATTCTTAAGACCGGCCTGTGGATAACTCTGTGGATAACCTGTGGATAACCTGTGGATAACTCACGGCCTAGCGATCAGCACGCGCTCGAGCACCGATGCGCACACGCGCGCACGGCGCAAGTGCTTGATTCGCAAGGGGTTGCGGCGCGTAGTGCGTATAACACCCATTATGTTAAATCGGGGCGATTGTGACCGCCCTGCGGACAGACTCCCCCCTTCGACGACGGGGCGCGCGTAAGTGCTTGATTCCCCTAGGGTCGGGGCGCCGGGCGATTCCGGCCGGCCGCCGACCCCCCCCCGGCGGGTGCCCCCTGGCGGGGGGTCGGCGCTTGCGTAACCCCACACGGACCGTATGAAAAATTCTGAGAACCCGTACTTCGCCTTCGTCAAACGCTACCACGCCGCCCCTGTGGCCTTCGTGGAGGAGGTCCTAGGCGTAACCCCCGACCCGTGGCAGCGTCGCCTCCTGGAGCTTCTGGCGGCCGGTGAGCGCAAGATCAGCGTCCGCTCCGGCCACGGCACCGGCAAGTCCACCGTGGCCTCGTGGGCCATGCTCTGGTTCATGCTCACCCGCGTCCCGGTCAAGGTGGTCGTCACGGCCCCCACCGCCTCGCAGCTCTTCGACGCCCTCTTCGGCGAGTGCCGCCGGTGGGCCAAGCTACTGCCGCCGGCGGTGGCCGAGCTGCTCGAGATCAAGTCCGACCGCATTGAGCTTCGGGCGAGCCCGGAGGAGGCCTTCATCTCGGCGCGCACCAGCCGCGCGGAGCAGCCGGACGCCCTGCAGGGCATCCACGCCGAGTATGTGCTGCTGGTGGTGGACGAGGCCCCGGGCGTATCCGAGGCGGTCTTCGAGTCGGCGGGCGGCTCGATGTCCGGCCACAACGCCACGACGCTGCTCTTGGGCAACCCCACCCGGACGCAGGGGTACTTCTACGACACCTTCCACCGCCTGTCTGGCGAGTGGAAGAACCTGCACGTGAGCTGCCTCGATTCGCCCCGGGTGTCGGAGGATTACGTCGCCGAGATGTCGAGCCGGTACGGGGAGGGCAGCAACGCCTACCGGGTGCGCGTGCTGGGCGAGTTCCCGGTGGCCGACGACGACACCCTGATCGGGCTTGAGCTCGCCCAGTCGGCGGTGGACCGTGACGTGGTGCAGAACCCTAGCGCGCCGGTGCTTTGGGGGCTGGACGTGGCGCGCTTCGGCGCGGACTCTTCGGCGCTCTGTAAGCGCCAGGCGAACGTGGTCGTGGCGCCGGTGAAGACCTGGAAGGGCCTCGACCTGATGGCGCTGACGGGCGCGGTGATGCACGAGTGGGAGAGCACCGACCACCGGGACCGCCCGGTCGAGATTCTGGTGGACAGCATCGGCCTTGGCGCGGGCGTGGTGGACCGGCTGCGGGAGCTGAAGCTGCCGGCGCGCGGGATCAACGTCGGCGAGTCGCCGGCCTTCAAGGGGCAGTACATGAACCTGCGCGCGGAGCTCTGGGGCAAGGCGAAGGCGTGGCTCGAGGCGCGCGACTGCAAGCTGCCGCGCGACGAGCGGCTGGTGAATGAGCTATCCTCGCCGCGCTATTCGTTCATGTCGAACGGTAAGCTGCGCCTCGAGGGCAAGGACGACATGAAGCGCCGTGGGTTGGCGTCGCCCGACGTGGCGGACGCGTTCGTGCTGACCTTTGCGTCTGAGGCGGCGACGGGCGGCGGCGTGTACGCGCCGACATGGCAGAAGGCGATGAAGCGGCAGATCCGGGGAGTGGTATGAACTGGCGGGATTTCTTTCTGGTGGACCCGTACTCGGGCGCGAAGATAGTCGAGCACGACCTGCAGGGCTGGGGGTCGGATGACCCGATGTTCGAGCAGGTCCTGGCGGCGGTGCGCCCCCTGACCATCATCGAGGTGGGCTCGTGGAAGGGGCGCTCGGCGGCGAACATGATGGCGATCTGCAAGCGCCTGGGGCTCGACGCGCGGCTCTTGTGCATCGACACGTGGTTGGGGTCGCATGAGAACTATGCGCGGCACGATGGGGACAATCGATGGCTGCACGAGGCGCTGCGGCTTGAGGCTGGCTACCCGCGGCTGCACGAGTTGTTCCTGTCGAACATGATGCACTTGGGGTTGACGGAGCGCGTGACCCCCCTCCCCCTGCCGGCGACGATCGCGGCGCGGGTGGTGGCCGAAAAAAATATCGTGGCGGACGTGATCTACATCGACGGCTCGCACGACTATGAGGATTGCAAGGCTGACCTTGCAAACTACTGGCCGCTGTTGCGCCAGGGCGGGATTCTGTTCGGCGATGACTACCAGGCGTGGCCCGGCGTGACGCGCGCGGTGGATGAGTTCTGCGACGCGCACTTTCTGCACCGCTCTGTCGTGCGCCGCTCGGGCAAATTTGCCTTCGGCAAGGACCGCGGCGTGGAGGGAATCGCGTGAAGTATTACTGCATCACGCTCTCCGAGACCCCGGAGCGCACCGAGCACGCCCGCGCGCAGGCTGCGAAGGCCGGCATCGAGTTGGATTTCATCTACGGCATCTTCGGCAAGACGATGCAGGTGAAGTCCGAGACCCCGATGCACTCGGATTATTTCGTGACCCGCGGCGCGACGTGCCTGGTCTTGTCGTGGCACATCGCCTGGCAGATTGCGTGGCGCGAGGGGCACGAGGAGTTCGTGATCTTCGAGGATGACTTCATCCTGCCGGATAACTTTGCCGAGCGCTGGGCGCAGATGCGCGCCGAGGTGCCCG